GAATTAAAAATTGATAACTTAATTAATAATTTTACTTTTTTAGAATCTCTTGATAAACCTTTTATAGAATGTATTATACAAATTGTTGATGCAACAAATTTTATTGAAGAGCATCGCATAAATGGTAATGAAAAAATAAAGCTTATTGTAAATAGATCACCATTTAAAGAAAGCGAAAAAGATAAAATTAAATGGGAAGTAAATTTACGTATTGCTGAAGTGATGGGTTATGTTCGTAATACTCCCACTAAACAATTTTATCAATTTAGATGTGTATCTGAACACATGTATATAAATGCTAGTACAATATTAGTAAGACCTTTTCAAGGTACCATTAGTAGCTTAGTTGAAAAGATATGTGTTAATGATTTAAAGACAACACCATTTAATATTAATAAAAGTAGTAAAGCAAACATTCAGGGAATATATCCATCAATACGACCAATACAAGCAATTAATTGGCTAATGCGTAATTCATATGAAAATAAAACGCCATTTTATTTTTATGAAAGTATTTTTAATAAAGGATTAGTATTTAATTCATATACAAATATATTATCTGAAGATGTATACGATACATATGAATATAAACCACAATTTAAATATTCGTTAGGTACAAAAGAATCATATGATGAAGTTAGACGTAGAGTCAGAAAAATTGTAGGAGACTTTGGTATGTCTAAGCTTTCACAATTATCACGCGGTGCATATTCATCTACATTACATACATTAGATATTGCAACAAAAAAATATCAAGTAAATAATTTTTCTTATGATAAATTAGAAACATTAAATAAGTTTAAACCTTTTTCAGATAATCATAAAATTTTAGATCAAAATTATAATCAATTAAGAAAGGCTAAGAACCATTTTATATCACTTAATTCATTAGCATTTACATTAGATAATTATCATCAACCTAGTTCACCAACATTATTAACTGCAGAAGCTCATTTACATGGTTTAAAATTTAATGAATTTAAAATTACAATACCCGGAGATTTTGAATTAACTGTTGGTAAAAAAATTAATTTAGATATTATTAAATCCTCAACATTAGAACATTTAGAGGAAGAAGGATCTTTTATTGATAAGTATTTATCAGGTACCTATATTATATACGATATAACTCATACCTTTGATGAAGAGTTTACTCAAGTATGCACAATAAAAAGAGATTCATTAGGAGTAGATATTAATGCGTAACGATGATATGTTTATTGGTAGCCAATTTGTTTGGTTTACTGGTGTAGTTGAAGATAGATTTGATCCTGAAGAAATGAACCGTGTAAGAGTTCGTTGCTTTGGATTTCATACAGAAGATAAAGGAATACTTGATACAGAAAATTTACCTTGGGCAACTGTGATGATGCCAGTGGGTGATTCAGGTACTTCAGGAATTGGAACTACGCCTCACGGATTAATGGAAGGTAGTTGGGTAGTTGGATTTTTTAGAGATGGACCAAGCGCACAAGATCCAATTGTGATGGGAACTATTGCAAGTAAATCATCAGAAGATAATAAAACAAAAGGTTTTACTGGATTAAACTATCCTCGTGGAGAATATGTTGGAAAAAGCGATGTTAATTTTTCAGCCAGAGAAGCAGAATATCAAAAAGGACAATCATATTTAAATAGAAGTGATGAAGGTACTAAAGATCCAGTTCAAATTGCATCGCCCGCAAAAGTTACTTCAGTTTCCGAAGATAAGCCTGATAGTTATTATGAAAGAAAGACTTGGTCTGAATTGGAGCCACTAAATGGTTCAATACCAGAATATCCATATAATAAAGTTTATGAATCAGAAGGTGGACATATCAATGAAATAGATGATACGCCTGGTTCACTTAGAACAAATAGACAACATGCATCCGGAACCTTTGAAGAGATTTATAATGATGGTACACGTAATGTAAAAATTATTGGTGATGACTATGAGGTTGTGCTATCAAATAAAAACATTCATATTAAAGGTAATTGTAATATGACAATTGATGGAGATCTTAGACAATTAGTATATGGTAATTATCATTTGGAAGTACAAAATGATATGACTTTAAATGTTCATGGTACTATTCAGAGAAAGATTAGTGGTAATTTAGAAACAGAAATTGTTGGAAGCCGAAGTACTAATGTCGGTTTAAATGATAATATAACTGTCGTTAATGATTTAACAGAAAATATATTGAATGATAAAATATCTAATATTGGAAATGATTCAACATATCAAATAACAAATGATTTAGGTATTAATGCATTTAATGATATGAGTTTATTTAGTGGTGGGAAATACTCACAAAGCTCAACTGGAGATTATGCAGTTGCATCGGGCGGTAATATGAAGTTTGGTACAACAGGTAATCTAACAGAAGATATAGATGGCACACATACTTTATCTTGTGCTACTGCTGCATTAGTATATGATGCAGGAGAAATTACAGTAAATGATATAACACAAACACAACACATACATCCACAAACGGGAGGAACCGTAGCTGATGGAGATGCTAATGTGGATGTTGGATTACCAACAGGATAATATATGGCAATTTGTGGAGAAAGTACAGCTTTAAATTCCGTTAAGGATAAAGTAAAAGATTTAAAGTCTTTATTACAAGGTGGTAAAGATCAATTGGCTGCTATGCAATCGAAGCTTGATGGTATTAAGGCAGATTTAAAATCGTTCTTACCTGAGATTCCATCAATTGATAGTTTACAAGCAGAATTGGCTGCATTAGAATCTATTAATGATCCAACGGGATTAACTGCTAAGTTAGCAGAACTTAAAGAAAAATATGGTGATAAGATTCCAAACTTCGATGGAATAATTAGCGATCTAGGATTAGATTCTTTTCCACCAGAAATTAATTTAAGTAATATATGTTCGTTAGTACCAAATGCTGTTGTAAAAGATGGTGTTCTTTCAGTTGAACCAAATGAACCTAAAATACCTGAAGAAGAACCTGTAAAGGAAGAACCAGCTCCAGTTGTAGAAAAATTAGAAGAAGAATATAATCGTCATTATATGATATTTTTACATCAACTTACAACGAATAGAATTGCTAAACAAGCTAAGACAATATCGGAAAAGAAAAAAATACAACAACATTTTCTAGACTTAACATGGGCAGAAAAATTTATTGAAGTAGCCTCCGCTGGTGGATCTACATTTGATAAGCTTAAATTTGTTTCATATACAGAAGCACAATTAAAAGAAGAACAAAAAAAATTATTAAGTAAATATCCTGATATAACATGGGATTTTAAAACAGAAGGTCAAATATGGGCAAAGACATATGCTGAATTTAAATCCAGTGATATTGGTGCTAACACGGGATCTTTTTCAACTGCAGCTACAGAACTGGTTGCAAAACGACTTAAAAAGTTAGAACAATCATAGAAGTAATATAAATAGTTATATGGCAAGTTTAATTCAATCAGATAAATCAATTATAGGTGATGTTTCAAAGTCAAAGATTGTTTCGAAAAAGAAACCTTGGAGAGATCTAGATTTATCTTTAAAAATACATCCAATACGAAAAGATATTATACCTTTGAAAGATGATGTGGCAATTAAAAATGCTGTAAGAAATTTATTAGTAAGTAATTTTTTTGATAGGCCTTTCTCACCTGAGCTAGGTGCTAATCTTAAAGGACTATTATTTGAACCTGCAGATTATATAACACGTATTGATATTAAACAAAATGTTCGTGATGTATTAGTAAAATATGAACAACGAATTGAATTATTAAAAGTTAATGTGTTAGATCTATCAGATCAAAATGCTTATAGAGTAATTGTACAATTTAGAATTAAAGAATATGATACTGAAGAATCAGTAGAAATAGTATTAAGAAGGTTAAAGTAATATGGCAACAAATTTAAAAGTAACAGAATTAGATTTTCCAGATATTAAACAGAATTTAAAAAACTATCTCAAACAACAATCAGAGTTTAATGATTATGATTTTGATGGTTCAGGCTTGAGTGTGTTACTAGATGTATTAGCATATAATACTCATTATAATGCATTGAATGCGCATTATTCATTAAATGAAGCATTTCTTGATTCTGCACAAATTCGTGGTAATGTAGTCACAAGAGCAAAACTTCTTGGTTATGTTCCACGATCAGTATTATCTCCAAGAGCTCAAGTCAATTTAGTAGTTGATGTATCTGCTGAGGTTGGAGAAAAACCTTCAGTACTTTCTTTAGAAAGAGGAACAAAATTAAATACTGTTGTTGAAGGAGAAGAGTTTCAATATGTAGTATTAGAAACACAACAAGCAAATTTGGTAGGTAATATATATACTTTCTCAAATGTAGTAATTGCAGAAGGTACTGTAAGAACACTTAAATATCGAGTTGATAATGATATAGAGAATCAAAAATTTCAATTATCTGACTTTAATGCTGATACATCTTCATTAAGAGTTCGTGTACAAGAAAACGAAGAATCAACTGGATTCGATATCTATACTAAATTTGAATCTCTCAAAAATGTAGATGCATCAAGTAAAGTTTATTATTTACAAGAAAATGCATCAGGATATTATGAGGTGTTTTTTGGAGATGGAGTGACAGGTTTTAAACCTTCAAATAATAATGTCGTTACATTAGATTATATTATTACTGAAGGTGTAGAGAGTAATGGTGCAAATACATTCTCAATGGTAGATAACATTGGTGGTTATTCAAGCATCACATTAACAACAGCAGTTAATGCATCGGGTGGTGCTGATCAAGAAACATTAGAATCAATTCGATTTAATGCACCGTTAACATTTACAACTCAAAACAGAGCTGTTACCTCAGAGGATTATGCAGCAATTATTAAAAAGGAATTTAGTAATATTGATTCAATATCAACATGGGGTGGAGAAGACAATGATCCACCAGATTATGGAAGAGTTTATATTGCAATTAAACCGCTATTATCCGAAACATTAACTACAGCTGAAAAAACAGATATCACTGGCGCGATATTAAAAGGTAAAAATGTAGTATCGATCACACCACAAATTGTTGATCCAAACTTTACATATTTAGAATTAGATACATTCTTTAAATATAATCCAAACCTAACAGACAGAAGTTCTGTTGAATTACAAACTGTGGTCAGAGATACAATTTCTGATTATAACTTTAATAACCTCAATAAATTTGATGGTGTGTTTAGACATTCACAATTGACAAGAGCAATTGATAATAGTGATCCATCAATACTAAACACTGTTGTAAGACCAAGAATGTTTCAATATATCACACCCACCGTTGATACGAATAGTGTTGTCGAGTTACAAAATCATACTCTTACATTTGTAGCCCCATTCTATCAATCAGGTTCATCAACTGATTTTATTCTTACATCAACAGCATTTGGTCTTGCAGCAGCTCCAACTACTGAACATTTCTTTGGAGATGAACCAATTACTGGTTCAGTGAATCGAAGAGTTTTTGTTTATAAAGTTGTAAGTGGTACTAATGTAACTGTTATTAGTGATGCTGGTTTATTAGAGCCAGCACTTGGTAAACTTACATTATATAATTTTAGACCAAATAATACAAATAGAATAAGATTAACAATTATACCAAACTCACTTGACCTTGCTCCAAAAAGAGATCAATTAATTTCAATTGATAATGCATTCGTAACTATTACACCAGAAATTGATACTATTGCTGTTGCAGGTTCATCAGGCTCAATTACATATACAACAACATCGAGATTTAAGTAATGGCTCATAGAACTTCATTATCACCTAGTATTATAGAGGTTGAAAATTCAACTTTACACGAGACGAAAGAAGACATTCGTCTTGATCAATTAATACCTCCCGACATTTTAGAAGATCGAGCTAAATTAAAATCATTCCTTGAAGCTTATTATGCATTCATGAATATGGACGAATTTGTCTATCAGGAAACTGAAACATTTAATGATGTTGTATTGGATAATCTTGCAAGATTTAGAATACCAGATCCAAATAACGAAAACAATCGATTCTTTACAGATGAAACTGGTGCAGATTCTACACTCGTTCTGACAGCACCAAATGGTACAACAACAAATATATCATTAAATGATATTAATGTTTCAATTACAAACGGTAATGAACTACCAGGATCACTTGCAGAATCTACATCTGAAGTAGGTAAAACATTTACTGTATTAAGTTTAAATGGTTATAATGGTTATACCGCAACACTAACAACAATTGTAAAATACTGGGTAGGTCCAGGTCCATCGTGGGTAATGAATAACATTGAAGCCGCAATGGATATTGATCGTAATGAGACTAATTATTTAGAACTCATGCAGAAGGAGATTGCAGCTGCAATTCCAAGAGGTGTAACCGTAAATAAAAGAAATCTTTATAAACGTATTATTGATTTCTATAAATTAAGAGGAAGCTCTGATTCAATTGAAATCTTTTTTAGACTTCTTTTTAATGATAGTGTAGAAGTTGAGTTTCCATATAATGAAACGTTGGTTCCATCATCAGGAGATTGGGATCAGCCAGGTACAGTTACCTCAACAGTAAATGGAACTGTAACTGCAAGTACAACTGTGGTAATTGATACTGCAGATGAAAACATTCGACTCTCATCTAAATTAGTATATGGATCAACATACACAAAATTAAATGATATCCGTGTTGCTGGAATTAGTGGAACAACAATTACTCTTTCAGATCCTGTTACTTTACCTGATGGTGCTACTATTGAATTTGTACCAAGAGGTACTTATTTAGATAATAAAGGTTTCTTATCATATAATATTAAGTTACAAGATAGTTTACGTTATCAAAAATTTAGTTATATAATAAAAACTGGTAAGAATTTATCTGATTGGGAATATGCATATGATAAATTAGTACATCCAGCTGGGTTTATTTATTTTGCAGAAATTCTTATTTTCTTAGAATTAGTTGATGCAACATTAACTGCAGCATTAAATAAAGCATCTATGCCTGGTATCCAACCTGGTGTGATAGGACCAGAAGATATTCCATTACTTGTGGAAATGTTTGCTTCTACTTTTTTACCAAGTACTGAAGCCAAAATCCATAAAACAGGAACGCTATCACTTTCATTAAAGAATGGAGTCATTAGTTCAATTACAATAACAGACGGAGGAAGTGGATATACAGCACCTCCCGTTGTTACATCATCTGATTCAGGCACACCATCAGGTTTTACAACAGCTATATTAGTTGCTAATCTTGGAGCAGGAGAAGTAACAAGTATTTCAATTACAGATGGTGGTGAAGATTATAATGTGCCAACCTTATCAATTGCTGCTCCAACAAGAATTGTTTTTGATGGATCTGATTTTGGATTAGGTCAAACAGTTGATACAACAACCGATCAAATTACACTTCAAGCAGCTGAGGTTTCTGCTTTGCCTATTGGCTCTGTAGTTACATATGATTCGGGTGGTAATTTAGCAATTGGTGGACTTGTTACTGGACAACAATATCGAGTTTTAGCAACTCCAACATCAACAACAATTCAATTAGAAGATCATATTAATTTTCCTGGTGTTGCAATTAACTTTAGTGGAGCTGGTGGTGGAACAGATCATGGCTTTACTGGTGAAACAGCAACTGCAACTGCAAGTAAGACTGATGGATTATTACAAAGTGTTACTATTGTAGAACCTGGATATGGTTATGCAAGTGCACCTTCAATCTCATTTAGTGGTGTTGAACAATCACCAGGTAGTGGAGTCGCACCTACTGTTACAATAGGAATAGATTCAAATGGAAGATTAG